TAAGCCTAAAGCACCTAAGCCTTATGCTGACCCTGCTCCTGCAACACCTAAGCCTAAAGCCCCTGCGCCTTATGCTGACCCTGCTCCTAAGGCTCCACAACCTAAAGCTCCTGTAGTTCCTAAAACTTTTGTAGCACCTATAGCACCTATTGTTCCTGTTCCCTCGCCAACAAGAACAACTGATGGTTTGTTTTCAAATTATTTAGCACCTATTGTTTCTGTAGATTCTCTACCCTTACGACCTACGGCTCCTACATTGCTTGCTACTCCAAAACAAGACTCAACGTATTCTGCGTTAGCTAATTATTCTAATTTCTTTAAAAACACGCAAGGTCAAAGCCAAGTTCTTGCAGAAGCAGCAAAAGAATCTAAAGACTTTAGCGGTCTTAAAAACGTAGACATTAACAAATTAAATCAAAATGTTTCTAAAGGCTTAGACGAGTACTCTGTTAAAGAAGTAGATAATAGGATTATAAATTATGTTAAAGATAATAATATAGCTCCTTTTATAGAAACAGAAGATGGCGAGAAGCTCTTCTTTACTTCTGGTACAGATACCTCTATGCCTACTATTGCCGCTATGGGAGATGCTCACCAAGAAGATGGACGGTATATTTCTTTTGGTGAAGTAGGTACATATTCTTCTAAGTGGGTGCCTAATCCTAGCACAGCGGAAGAGATTTTAAATACACCTGCTTTGAATCTAGCAGCTGCGCTTGTTCCTGGGGGGACTGCTGTTTTATCCGCTGTTAAAGGTCTATCAGGTATGACTTTACATGCTTCTGATTGGGCTAATATAGTTACAGGTGGTTTAGAAGCTTCAGGACAACTTAAAGCACCTACAGCCGACATGCCAAAGGGACAAGGTTTTAGTGTTGGTGGTAGTTCTCTTTCTTATGATGCCTCTAAGTCATTATTAAAAGCAGCGGCTACAGGTAATCCAGTAGACGCTTTTATGGGTGTTTATGGTAATAACCTTATAGAGGGTGCTGTAAACTCTTCTGAGACTATTCAAGGCGCTATAGATACCTTAGGCATGAGTCCAGATGCTTTTGCTTCTGCCGCCAGTAAAACAGCCGCTAAGTTAGCTAAGGGAGAAGACCTTGATGATTCTCTTATATCTGGACTAGCTACCTATATTAAAAGGGGTGGTATAGGTACCCCAGATGTAGGTGACGGTGGTATGTTTGAAGGTATACGTGAAGCAGGTAGGGCTTTTGATGATGCAGTATTACAGCCTGTTAAAGAATTAGTTGAAACTACTGCCGGAGGCGTTATTGACGGCTTACAGCAGATAGGTGGTGTTGTTGCAGACGCAGGACGCTTTGTAGATAAAGAAGTTTTACAGCCTACTAAAGGTTTAATAGAAGATGTAGCTGAAGATGTAGTAGAAGTAGGCTCACAGATTAACAAAGACTACGTTAAACCTGCTATAGAAACTATTGAAGATATAAATGAAGAATATGTAGAACCTATTGTTAAAGAAGTAGTTGAAACAGGCTCTACTGCTAACAAGGTGCTTGTTAAACCCATTATTGATACTATTGAAACAGTTGGTTCAGAAATAGACGATGAGTTATTACAACCTATTAAAGATGTTGTTGAGGAAGCTGCTTCCGCTGCCGGAGACTTAGGTTCTGAGTTTGATGATGCAGTATTACAACCTGTTAAAGAGTTTATTGAAGAAATAGGTGGTGGTATTGAGGATGCTGCTAAAGCAGGTGGTCGTGTTTTTGATGACTACATACTACAGCCTCTTAAAGATTTGCTAGAAGGGATACTAGGTAACATAAACTTAAACGGTCTTGGAGGAGCAGGTGGAGCAGGTTTAACAGGTTTAGCAATTGGTGGTGGAGAAGGTTCTAACGCTTTAGTAGAAAACGACCCATTTAAGTTTAAAACAGAAATAGGACTTACTGATTTAGGTGCTGACATAGTACCGCAACAGCTAGACATTGCAGACCTAACTACCTCACCTTTTGAGTCTGAGTTTGCACAACCACAAAGGTTTATAATATGACATACTTACAGCTTGTAAATAGTGTACTTCGGAGGCTTAGGGAAGACGAAGTTTCTACTGTTTCTGAAACCAGTTACTCTCGCTTAGTAGGCGAGTTTGTTAATGACGCTAAACGTTTAGTAGAGGATTCTTATGATTGGACTGCTCTCCGTACAACACTAACTGTTTCTACTATTGATACTGCTTTTAACTATACTTTAATTGGTTCTCAAAACAAAATGAAGATATTAGATGTCATTAATGATACGTCTAACTTTTTTATGCAGTATAAGACTTCACGTTGGATGGACAGAGCTTTTTTAATTAATGATGTCCCAACAGGAACACCTCAGTTTTATAGCTTTAATGGTGTAGATGCTAACGGTGATAACGGTGTTGATTTATACCCAAAACCTGATGCAGCTTATCAAGTACGCTTTAACGTGGTATTACGTACAGCAGACTTTACTACTGATTCAGAAATCCTAACTGTTCCCTCTTCTCCTGTTGTGCAACTAGCAACGGCTTTAGGAGCAAGAGAGAGAGGAGAGACAGGTGGAACTAGTGCGGCAGAACTATTTGGTCTTGCTGATAGAACACTAGCTGATGCTATTGCTTTTGATGCTGCTCAACATCCTGAAGAAACTATCTGGTATTCTTAAATGGCTCAACAACTACAAAATATTACAGTAGCCGCCCCAGGATTTTCGGGGCTTAATACACAAGAGTCACCCATTGGAGGCAATCCTTCTTTTGCTGCTGTGGCAGACAACTGTGTTATTGATAAGTTAGGGCGCATAGGCGCACGTAAAGGTTGGGAGGAAGTATCTTCTAATGGTTCTTCTGTCTTAGGGAACAGCCGTGGAATAGAAACAGTCTTTGAGTTTGTAGATACCACTGGCGATAAAATTATTATTTCCGCAGGTAACAATAAAATATTCAAAGGTAGTAGTACTCTTGTGGATATAACACCCAGTGGTTATACCCCTACAGCTAATAATTGGAAGTGCGTTACTTTTAACAATCATTTATACATGGTTCAGTTAGGTCATGTTCCTCTTATTGGTACAGATGAGTCAGGTTCTTTTGTCCTTGAAGCTATAACATCGCATTCACACGCTACAGGTACAATGCCTTTAGCTAACGAAGCTTTAGCTGCCTTTGGTAAGTTATGGGTTACAGATATTATAGACAACAAACATATTGTTTACTGGAGCGATACGTTAAATGGACATGCTTGGACAGGAGGAGCGTCAGGTAGTTTAAACCTTACAACTGTATGGCCTACTGGATATGATGAAGTAGTTTCTTTAGCTGTACATAATAACTTTTTAGTAATCTTTGGTAAAAAATCTATACTTGTATATTCAGGAGCTAGTTCTCCTGCCTCTATGATATTAGCAGACACTGTAGAGGGCGTAGGTTGCATAGCGCGTGACTCAGTACAACACACAGGTACTGACATCTTATTTTTGTCGGACTCAGGTGTTCGTAGCTTTGGACGGACTATCCAAGAAAAGTCTATGCCTATGCGTGACATTAGTAAAAATGTACGCACTGATTTAACAAGTTTAGTACCTTTCCAATCCAACGCTATTAAGTCTTTATATAGTGCTGATAATGCTTTTTACTTACTTACGCTACCTGATAGTAATACAGTCTATTGTTTTGACATGCGAACACCTATGGAAGATGGCTCTCAAAGAGCTACTACGTGGTCAGGTATGTATCCTTTATGTTTTACTTTGCTTGAAAGTGGAGAAATTTACATAGGACTTTCTTCAGGTATTGTTGAGTATTCTAAGTATTTAGATGGTACTGCTAGTTATCAAATGAGATACTTTAGCAACCCTATGGATTTTGGAAATGCCTCAAACTTAAAGTTTTTAAAGAAGTTCAACATTACAATCATAGGTGGTCAGAACACAGAGTCTACATTAAGTTGGGGTTATGACTATACAAATAATTTTATTAAACAAGTTTTTACTTTAACAGGTTCTATACAAGCTGCGGAATATGGTGTTTCAGAATATAATACTACAGCAGAATACGGAGACGCTGTAGTTATTAACACACCAAAAGTAAACACTAGTGGTAGTGGTGAAGTAGTCTCTATTGGCATTGAAACACAAATAAACAACACTTCTTTTTCTATTCAAAAAATTGACATACACGCTCTACTAGGGAGACTTATTTAATGTCCAACTATACAAAAACCACTAACTTTGCAGCTAAAGATGCTCTTGCTTCTGGAAACTCTAATAAAATTGTAAGAGGTACAGAAATAGACACAGAGTTTAATAACATAGTTATAGCTAGTGCTACAAAAGCTAATATTAATGATCCAACATTCACAGGCACTGTTGCAGCTTCTATTGTTAATGTTACAGGTGTTTTAACAGCAGGAACAATTACTGGAGGGACTTACTAATGGCCTCACCAATTCAACCGGCAGTTTATCAGCCTTATGCAAACAGGGCGGGTTTTCCTTCCACTCCCTCTGTTCAGCCTTACGATGACTCTGCCCCTTATGACCCTAGGCAACCTGTAATGAACAGTATGACCGCCATGCCTACTGGCCCTACCAGAGCACAGGGGATGGGCAGTTACCCTTTCGGCCCTGTAAGGGACGCACAGCCGCACCAAGGGCTACTGGAGCCAATGGGGGGAGACTTTACTATGAACGGCATGACCGACATGCCAACTGGACTCTATAATCCTAGGGCGACAAACGGTGGGCTAATG